TTATGATGCTGGTCTTTTCTATTGCCCATACGTTCCATTACAAATGGTTCGTGCAGTAGGTGAGAACACATTCCAACCAAAAATCGGTTTCAAAACTAGATATGGTATGGTTTCAAATCCATTCGTAGGTGCTACACCTGCTGACGGACTTGCATCCGCTGGAACTAACCAGTACTACAGAAAGATGGCAGTGTCTAACATTCTGTAAGGAACTTAGGTTCTCATTCCTTAATTGGAATACTAAAACCCCTCTCACGAGGGGTTTTTTTTAGCATGACTGAATCGTTCAATGTCTTGGGTATGACCCCAATTCTTTACACCGTGTCCTTCTAGTGGGGCCTTACCCCAATTTTATTAAGGTCAATAGGTAGTGACCATACGGAAGTTCGTTTACCACACCATTCCAATTTGTCAGAAATTTCAAGTGCTTCTCTGTTCGGATTCTATCCACACCTCACGATTATATGCCACGTCTTAATTGACTTTAACAGTGTGGAACACCTTGTCTATACGGAACAACCTCTCACAACCATCTAACTTCCGTCTCGACTTCCTACCTTACAAGTATACCAAAATATGATATCCATTGTCAAGGCACATATTTATACGCGATAAATAAGTATATGAAGATGATTAAGTATGGTGAGGGGTTGGAAGGTTTCTTTAAATGGAAGAATCCAATCACAGATGACGAACACACAATGTACCTTCCAACGGAAGCAAGAGTTAAAAAGGTTATCGATTGTAAAGGTGAAGACTGGTTTGATGGTAAGACTATCCTAGAACTAGGAACTGCACATGGATTGATTGGTAGACACTTTGAGAAGTTGGGTGCAACTGTAAGTTATGCAGATGCTAGACAAGAACTACTGGATTCCATAGAAACAGACTCAGAAAAGTTATGTATCAATCATAATGACGAATGGTCTTTCAATAGAAAGTGGGATTTGATTATACACTTTGGTACTCTATATCATGTTAAAAACATCTATGATGATTTGAGAAGAGCATTTAATCATACGGATGAAATGTTCTTAGAGACTGCAGTCAATTCATTACCAATGCCAGCACCATGGTTTAGACAAGAAGAGTGGTCGGGTGTACATGGAGCTCCAGGCGAAAAGAAGAAGAAAAATTCTAGAGTCTTTAATGGGTTCGACCAGTGGGAAGCTTCATTTAATGATACACATGTAGAAGAATACTTAGACGAGATAGGTAAGACCTACACAAGATATGATGATGAAGATTTGGATAATGAATTTGGTATAATCATACCTAACGAAGTCTACAGAAGAGACGTGTATAGTTGGACACTAGAAGATGTACACCCTAAGAATCCTATGAAACCAGTTAAGTTTGCATCAATACCACCAAATTATGTTCACTTCCGTAGGTTCTGGCATATCAAAACACCTAAATAAGTATATACGGAGAACAATATGTCAAATTATGAAAAGAGTGTACAAGTTTTAGAGGGCCCATGGGAAGCAAAAATATTTCCACAAGGTCGAGAGAACACAAATGTAATCTCTAGAAAAACTGTAACCACTTATATCCAAGAAGGATATCTATGTGAGGAAACTACAACAAGAGAGTATAGGGGTGACGATTATCACGACATCACTACTAACAAACGGATAACAAGAGTCCATGGCTGACATCAATAAATCCCTTCTCAATAAGAACAACTTTAGACTTCTTATTGATAGGATACCAACTGCAGAATACTTTGTCAAGAAGTGTAATATTCCAGGCGTGTCATTCTCAGAATTAGCACATGGTGCTGGGGTTGGGTTAGATGCATATTTTCCAGGCGACAAAGTTACATTTGAAAATCTATCTGTAGACTTCTTGGTGGATGAAGACCTAGAGAACTTCAAAGAAGTGTACGAATGGATGAATGCAATTGTACCAATTAAAGACCCTAAAGATTATGAGACCTATGTTGGTACCAGTAGAAATCTAATAGGAACGTCTTCGGATAAGGGAGATGCAGGCTCAGAAGTATCTGATATCACTCTTATTACAACAACAAACAAAAACATACCCAATAGATACTTTAGATTTCATGACTGCTTTCCAATCGGTCTAAGTGGATTAGAGTTTGAATCGGGTGCAGATGGTGAATCTGTGGTTGCAACTATTGAGTTTAAATTTACTTACTACGACATAGAAACCACTAGTTAGATTCACGTTTTCGTGATATAATATTATTATGACTTTAGAAGAATTGAAAGCCCAGTGGGCAGGTGACTGTGAAATAGATGACATTGAATTGGATACTGCATCCTTAGAAGTACCTAAGCTTCATGCAAAATACCAAGACTTACTTACCAATAAGATTCTAGTCCTTAAGAAATACCAAGAACAATACAACACCTTACTTAAAGATAAGTGGTTATGGTTTAATGGTAAAATGGATGACGATAGAATCAGAGAGTTAGGGTGGAACCCCGACCCTTTTGATGGTCTTAAGATTATGAAGAATGATATGAACATCTTCTTCAATGCAGATAAAGATTTACAAGAACTCAATGCAAAGATTGAGTATCTCAAAGTTACGGTAGACTTTCTCAAAGAGTGTATGCAAAATATCACTTGGAGACACCAAACGATTAGAAACACAATCGATTGGAGAAAGTTCATGGCAGGACAATAATGAATTTACAAAATTACATGTGGACATATCCGTCTCTATTAACTTCAGAGGAAGTTGAATTTATCAATGGTAAAGCTTTAGACTTCCCTCTAGAGGAAGGTGCAGTTGGTCAAGGTGGAAGGTTAGACCTAGACCCCGATGCAGAACAAGCTCATATGGAAAGAGGAAACGGTAGTGGTGGTAAAGTTGTTGATAACATAAGAGCATCAGATGTTCGTTGGTTGCATGGAGACCACCTAGTAATCTTGGGAGATGTATTCACCAAGATTACCGAAGCAGTTACCATGGGGATGAAACAGAGTGGATGGAATGTTGACATAGAACAAGTAGAACCATTTCAGCATACAACTTACCATGCACAACAAGGTGAACGAGGTGGATTCTATACATGGCATACAGATGCTGGAGATAAACCATACGAAAATAGTGGTATGATTAGAAAGTTAAGTATGTCTATTCAGCTGACAGACCCCGATGAATATGAAGGTGGTAACTTCCAGTGGATAGAAGATGTCCGTGCAAAGGACACACTTACACGTGAAGATTATACACGAGACATGAGAGATTTCTATAGACAAATTCCCAACTCATCAAAACAAAAGGGGTCATTGATATTGTTCCCTTCCTTTGTACATCATCAAGTGACTCCTGTCACTAAGGGAACTCGAACCAGTTTAGTCGGTTGGTTTATAGGATATCCATACAAATAAAATGAAAGTCATAGTATCAAAGGTGGACGAATGTTTCATGAGGGTAGACTGTGATGACGGTTTAGCCAAAGACCTTCATGACTATTTCTCTTTCACTGTACCAAACGCAAAGTTCATGCCAAGTTATAAAAACAAATGGTGGGACGGTAAAGTATATCTTTTCTCAATCAAAACACATAAGATTTATATTGGGTTACTTCCATACGTAGATGAGTTCTGCAGAGAACGAGGTTACGAGTTTGAAGGTATTCAAGATGTTATTGGTAAGAAGCAAAGAAACAACGGGCCGATATCAATAGAAGATTGGATTAGTATATTAGACCTTCCATTTGAACCAAGAGATTACCAGTTAGAAGCTTTTAAAACTGCAGTTCAATATGGTAGGCAACTATTATTATCACCCACTGCAAGTGGTAAGTCTCTAATCATTTATTTACTTGCAAGATACTATGACTCTAAGACAGTCATCATTGTACCCACCACATCATTAGTGGAACAGATGACTAAGGATTTTAAAGACTACGGATACAAAGACCCTATCTGTAAAATTTATCATGGTCAAGAAGTTTTCGATGCACCAATCACAGTTACCACATGGCAGTCATTTAGTAAAGCACCAAAGGAAGTAATGCAATCATTCGATGTTGTAATAGGAGACGAAGCTCATCTGTTTAAAGCAAATGTACTGAAAGGTATACTTGAAAAGATGAAGACTACTGCTGTACGTATTGGATGTACTGGTACACTGGACGGAACAGAAGTACACAGACTACAACTAGAAGGTTTATTCGGCCCTGTCAAAAAGGTCATAAGCACAAAGGAGTTGATGGATTCGGGAACGATTGCAAATTTAAAAATAGAATGTGTCATACTTCGTCATACTAAACAGAAAAAAATGTCATACCAAGATGAGATGGATTATCTAGTATCACATCAAGAAAGAAATCATTTCATAACTAATCTTGTGGGGTCACTGAAAGGTAATACCCTAGTACTATTTCAATACATTGAGAAACATGGACAACCACTATGGGAAATGTTCAACCCCATGGTCACACGAAGAAAGGGAACGCTCCACTATGTCAATGGTGGGACAGATGTAGAAGACCGAGAAGCAGTTAGAGAAATAGTAGAGAGAAGTAACAATAACGTCATACTAGCATCATACGGAACTTTCTCTACAGGTGTTAACATCAAACGAATAGACAATATTGTCTTCGCATCCCCAAGTAAAAGTCGAATCAGAAACCTTCAATCTATAGGTAGAGGACTTCGTAAGGCTGACGGTAAAACAGAGATGAAATTGTTTGACATATCAGATGATATGCAATGCGAAAATCATACCCTAAATCACCTCAAAGAACGTATAAATATATACAACGAAGAAAACTTTACATACGAGATAAGGCAGTTCGATTTAAAATGACAAGACCCTCAGATTTAACACCACAAAAATACGAAGTTGTAAAACTAAAAACTGGTAGTGAAGTGGTGGGTATGGTAAGAGACACAACTAAAGGTATTGAGATAACACTACCTATGATGTGTCAGTTAACCGTGCAAAATAAACTTGAAACTCTTGCAACCTTCTATCCGTATGCACCTCTTAGTGATGACCCAATCATCGTTATTCCAAATGACCAAATACTATACCGTAGTAATATGAACCAGCAGTTCGTTCCATTCTATGATGAAGCTTCATCAAGGTGGTTGGAGATGGTAGAAACACAAACCATTCCTCTAACCAATAAAAAGAACACACCCGATGATGTACGTAGAGACTATCTAACGAAAGTAATGGAGTCCCTTGTCCCCGAAGACATAGACTTAATCGATGAAGACTTCGACCTTGAAGACTTCGACCCCAATAAAACTATCCATTAGGATTTTTATTTGTCTAAATAAGTGCGTATAATTGGTGTCTATATACTATTATACAAAATTTTTATAACTTAATTAAAAGGAAAACCATGACCACAGCAACTTTGTTTGCGAAGAGCATGGTACGAAAAGCTAGAGAAGTCAAAGAGAACAAACGTGTTTGTGCAATCTGTGACACTATCGAATTTCTAGTGCTGTTAACTCTTCCATTTGCTCTACCATTCTTAGTAATTTCATTCAGTTCACCGTACTGAAATGAGTTCTAAGAAACTAAACAAGCTACGGGAACAGACAGAGATAGTATGTCTCTGTCTTGTTTTCATCGCATCCATTATAGGTTTAATTCCTAATGTCTGATATTTGGTTATTGATTAGTGGGTTGACCTTTCAACTTATAGTACTAATAGCCCTTCACCTTTATAACCCAAAATGATACATGTACCTTGGTTTCAAAAACCCGAAAACGAAAGAACTGCTTTGCAGATTGTTAACCTATCACCCAGTGAAAGTTCTATAGAAAAGTTAGTTGAGATGCATCCCATGAGACAAGTCTTTTGGGCATCGATAATTCAAATCTCTGTATTTGGATTCATGTTACTTTCATTCTATATCATTGACAAGTTTGTGTCATGATAAAGTATTCCTTTGCTGTGATTCTTCTTATGCAATGGACGTTCCTCGAACGAGAGCCTGGAGCGTTACGTGCAGTCCGAGAATTGGAACAATTCAAACGACACGTTCAGACGTTATAAATACAATTGTACATAAGAAGATAGAGTTAGTTATTACTAGCTAAGTATATCCCCCTTGGGACATATTCATTTTATCACAGTTTTTCTATTTGTACAGTGGCTTTTAAAATTTATTTTTATTAAGAAAGCCCCTTACAATACCACATAAAAAGGGTATAATGTATACATGACTAAGAAAAAAGACCCCAAAAAAGCAGAACACTACGTTAACAACAAAGAGTTTACAGCTGCAGTTGCAGAGTTTAATACTTTAGTTGCAAAGGCAGAATCTGCTGGGAAAGAACCCCCTCGAATGACTGAATACATTGGTGAGTGCATCTATAAGATTGCAACCCGATTATCCACTCGACCCAATTTCATCAACTATACTTACCGTGACGAAATGATTTGTGATGCAATCGAAAATTGCATACAATACATTGGTAACTTCAACGTTGAAAAGTCCAACAATGCATTTGCATATGTTACTCAGATTTGTTATTACGCTTTCTTAAGAAGGATACAGAAGGAAAAGAAACAAGTCTACATCAAACAAAAACAAATCATGGAATCATCTATTACTATGGATTCATTTGCAACCATCGATGGTCAACACGACCCAAGTTTATCGAACACGAATGTGGAATGGATGCAAGAGAATATGAATCGTGTAGAGTATGAACCACGTAAATCAAAAAACAAAAAGAAGAAAGCTAACAAGAACTTAGAAAACTTTACTGAATGAAGATAGCGATATTAAATGATACCCATTGTGGTGTCCGTTCAGATATGGTTGAAATGTCCAAGTATCAAGGACGTTTCTATGAAGAGATATTCTTTCCATATCTAGATGAGCATAACATCAAACAGATTATCCATATGGGTGATTACTTTGATAGACGTAAGTATGTCAACTTTGCATCGATGAAAGCAAACATCGAACACTTTGTTGAGCCTATGAATGAAAGGGGAATCAAGATGGACTTGATTCTAGGTAACCATGATACATATTATAAAAACACGAATGATGTTAACTCACCCGAGTTATTATTATACAATCAACCTAACATTACCGTTCATGCCGACCCTATTGTAAAGGAGTATGATGATTTTCCTATTGCATTAGTTCCATGGATTAATCCCGAGAACTATGCTGACATGGTAGAGTTTATGCAGACAGCTCCAGCAACACACTGTATGGGTCACTTTGAAATAGAAGGTGCATTACTATTACCTAATATGACATGTCAACATGGACTAGACATATCTTATCTTAAGAGATTCGAACAAGTCTACAGTGGTCATTTCCATCATAAATCAGAAGTAAAGAATGTAAGATACCTAGGTTCCCAAATGGAATTCACTTGGTCTGATTACAATGATAAAAAGTATTTTCATATTTTTGATACAGAGACAAAAGAGATTACCCCAGTTCACAATCCTCTCACTATGTTTGAGAAAGGATATTATGACGATGGTAAGATAAAAGATTTTGATGAGTTACAAAACATGGACTACTCAAAATTCGACGGCAAGTTTGTAAAAATTATTGTTGTTAACAAAGACAATCCGTATTGGTTTGATTCATTCCTTGATAAAGTACATGCATCTAATCCTTTACACGTTGCAGTTGTTGATGATAATAAACACATGGACTTCTTTGATGATGATGAAATCGAAGGAGTAGATGATACCCTAACCATATTATCCAAGTATGTTGATGGGTTGGAGATACAAGGTAAGAAAGAGAAGCTCGATGAGATAATGAAGAGCTTATATAATGAAGCATTGGATGAACATACTTACTTATGATAAATTTCAAAAAGGTGAGATGGAAGAATTTACTTTCATCGGGAAATAAATTTACTGAAATACAATTAGACGGACATCAAACCACCCTTATTCTTGGTGACAATGGTGCTGGTAAATCCACACTATTAGATGCATTGTGTTTCGGATTATACGGACGTGGATTTCGGAATCTAAAAAAAGAACTTCTTATTAATAGTATTAATGAGAAAGCTTTGGTAGTAGAAATAGAGTTCTCTATTGGTAAGAAAAGTTATAAAATTATCCGTGGCGCAAAACCAAACATCTTTGAATTGTATGTTGACGATATCCTAGTCAATCAAGATGCAACAGTGAGAGACTACCAAGACCATCTAGAGAAACATATACTTAAGATGTCTTATCGTTCATTTACACAGGTTGCAATATTGGGTTCTGCAAACTTCACACCTTTCATGCAACTCAGAGCAAAGGATAGAAGGAAGTTGGTAGAAGACTTACTGGATATCAACATTTTCACAACCATGATGCAACTTTTAAGAAAGAAGAAAGCTGCACATCAAATCGATTTGAAAGATACTCAACATCAAGTAGAGATTCTAGAAGAAAGACTCAATGGTCTGAACGAACAAGTCAAAGTCATGACAGAAAATCGAATGGCAAAGATTACACAGTTCGAAAAGAATGTAATAGACACCAACATTAATATAGGTGAGCTAATGGATGTTATAGATACTAACAGTCAAGAGATTGATAAGATTCAATTAACAATTTCAGACAAGGATTCTATTTCTAAAAAGTTGAAAGACTTACAAGAAATGGAGAAACAACTTGAAACTGCAAGAAAGAAAGCACTTAAGGAAGTCGAATTCTATGAAGAGAATGATGAATGTCCAACATGTAAGCAAGGTTTAGATGAGGAACATAAGAAGGAACACCTCGAATCAAAGACTAAGAAGGCAACGGAGATTGCACATGCACTCCAACAAATTGAAGATGGAGTTACCGATGCATCAAAACGAATATCAGAAATCGGAGACATCCAATACGACATCGACAATATCCAGCGACAAATAGGATTACACCAAACCGAAATCCTATCCAATCAAAAATACATACAAAAAATTAACGGTGAAATCGAAGCACTAAAAATCGAATCCGATGGTGGTACAGATGTACATGAAAGAATAACCAAAGGTGAAGATGAGTTAGATGTTCTACACACTAAACACAAATCTTTAATAGACAAGACTCACTACTATGAGATTGCAACAATGCTTCTCAGAGACCAAGGTGTGAAGGAAAAGATTATTAAACAGTACGTTCCTATCATGAACAAGCTTATCAATAAGTACCTTGCACAATTAGAGTTCTATGTTGGATTTGAATTAGATGAATCCTTTGATGAAACAATCAAGTCAAGATTCAGAGACGTATTCAAATACGAAAACTTTTCACAAGGTGAGAAGATGAGAATCGACCTTGCACTACTATTCACATGGAGAAGTGTTGCAAGAATGAAGAACTCAGTAAACACCAACCTACTCATCCTAGACGAAGTCTTTGACTCATCTTTAGATGTTGCTGGTACAGATGAATTTTTAAAGCTGTTAAACACCTTGACAGATGGAGTAAATGCATTTATTATTAGTCATAAGGGCGATACATTATATGATAAGTTCAGTAATGTATTGAGATTTGAGAAGTATAAAAACTTCTCTAGACTGGCAGATTAGGATAAATAGTATTATGAAAACTTTCTCAGAACTACTCGACCCAAAACTAGAAGATATCAAACTAGATATCCCTTCATTAAATGAAGCACTAGAAGTTAAAGACTTGCCTTCAGAAGTAATCGATGGTTTAACAATTGAGAAACATAAGAAATCTAATAGTAAGACTACAGTTTTTGTTGTCAAGACACAAGACAGAGACGGTGATAGAGACGAGGTAGAAAAGAAGTTAAGGAATGCAGATATCACTGCAGAGGTGAAGGGAAGTTCCCTATCAAGTTTTGACCCTATCTTCATCCCATCATTGAATGGAGACCGTGCAATCATCATGTTTAAACCTAAGAGTGGTGGCATGAATGAGACAACACTAAACTCAAGTATCACAGAGTTGTTCCCTTGTATTGCATGGGAGAAAGGCTACAAACCTAGTTCAGTTTCATCATTCTATGAGTGGATACTTGAACAGAATGTAGATAAGTTAAAGTGTGTTGGTAGTTCAGACAAACAAGCTGCAAAAGACTTCATTGCACAGGCAGAAGACTCATCTAAGTTTCAAGAGAAAGTAGAGAATGCAATAGGTATTACAAAGTATATCTATGATGAAATGAAAGCGAAGTCAATCAAGAATGTTTTTTGGGGATACCGTGCAAAACCAGCTGGTGTTCCATCCAAACATCCAGGCGACATCTTCCTTCAGTTTACGGATGGTGCAATCTTAGGAACCTCTCTCAAAGCAGGTGGTAAGAAAACTTCTGAACCTAAACTCAACACATATGTTAACCCAATCTTTCAAGCATTTAAAGAAGGAAGCAATGTACCTAAGTTATCTCAGAAGTTACATAAAGAAGTATACTCTAAGATTGAGGGTATGCCTTCTGCAAAAACATATGACAGTAAAGATAGAAAGATTACCCAACAAGTCCTAAAGGATTTTGATAAGAATAATAATGGTAAGTACGAACAGTACTATAACGAACACTTAGAGATAGTCAGGCAAGCACTGATAGACCTATTCAATAAGAATGGTAAACAGGGTGGGAAAGCATTCGACTATATAAAGAAAGAGATTTTACGTGAAGCCCCAGGCGTACCAACTAAAGTAATTAAGGGTATCGGTTCCACGTATGAACAGGTTACAGATGATGATGAACTCGGAGTATTTTTACCAGTAGTTAAGTTCATCAAAGCAGAAGCTTCAAAGTCATAAAAACAGAATTGGTTCCTACACCTTGCATCGAAAGATACAACGTACACCATGCAGATGTCAGTGAGAACTAACAAGGCAGGACATGCTGGACTTAAGAAACTCGGACAATTTTATAACCTTGCCGTAAAATATAACGGACTACTAAAGAAATAATTATGTACCAATTGATAGAAGAAGCCTCAAAGGTGTTAAGAACACCACCCCTCGTATTTGATTTCGAAAATCGTACCGATGCTGAAGAGATTGAAAAATCTTTAACAGAAGCAATGGAAAAGTTTGGTGGAATCGGTCTAAGTGCAAACCAAGTAGGATTGGATGCAAGAGTTTTTGTAATGAAATCTCAAGACCAAGGGATAGTTGCATTTTTTAATCCCGAAATAACAAAGGTATCACAAGAGACCGACTTGATGAAAGAAGGATGCTTATCGTTTCCCGATATATACCTTATGATAAAACGTGCAAAGTTGATTGAGTTGAAGTATCAGAACGCACAAGGTGAAGATAAAGTGGTCAGTCTAGAAGGTCTTGCCTCTAGATGTGTCCAACATGAAGTTGACCATCTAAATGGTATCATCTTCCTACAACGTGCATCTAAATTGAAGTTAGATAGAGCATTGAAGTCACGTCCCAAAGAACGTGCAAAGAGAATAGAATATGAAAAACGACAAGCATTTGCAAAGTACATCCAAAACAGTGCTGCAGCCAATAGTGATTCCCAACCTTCTGAGTCAGAAGGACAGTCTGAATCTGATAAACTATCATCTACAGCATAAACATTTAAGAACAGTTGGTGACGGTTCTGATTATCGTGCTATAGACTTTTGTCACATAAAGACTCCATGGGTTCGTGATATCTTTAGACGTTCTGCACAGGTCTGTACATCCCACATCTTTAAAGAAACAGGACAACATTTCTATCCCGAAATGTTAGCACTCAATGAATGGGACATAGGTGGGGTTCAGAACCCACACTTTGATACCTATTCCAACTCAGAAATCAATGAGAATGCTGTTCCCGAAGAGGGAAACTCTAGGGAATGGACGTGTATTCTGTATCTAAATGACAATTATAACGGTGGACAGACCTATTTTCCACCCAGTGAGACCTTCCCAGTTGGCCATGAGCATCCCCCACAGGCCGGTGAGGGACTTCTTTTTCAAGGACTATACCTTGAACATGGGGTTTATCCAGTAAGAAGAGGCCCAAGACACACCATATCCATGTGGTTTACAGACATCGAAGATAAGATTATCATCGATACACCCATCAATCTAGACCAAAACCAACACCAAATCCAAAGAGAAAACTCCTACATCCCCCGCTAATCGTGCCTTGACAATGCCCTAAGCTTTTTGATATACTATGTGTATATTATGAAAAAGGATGAGGGATGAAGTACCTAAAAGAGATTACGGACTGGACTGAGTCGAAGTCTACAGTTCCAAACCATACTTACATAGTCAACGATGCTGGACAACTAGTTGGATACATCAAGACTGGAACCAAAGAAGAAATCATCTTCAAATCTCCAATGAAACAATTCTCTAAATCAAGGAGAAAATTTATTACGCTCTAGGCCTTGACAATGCCATGCAGCTAATGATAGCATATACTTATGACTGAGACAAAAAGAAACCAAAAAGACCAACTTGCCAAACTAATGGCAACCGAGAACATTACTATTGTTCATAAACCAATACCAACTGCATACTTCGATGTAAAGAATAGGATACTTGCTTGTCCTACTTTCAAAGATGATATCAGTGACGAACTTTATGACTTGTTCATGGGTCACGAAGTTGGACATGCATTGAATACACCTTACGAGGGACTTCACAATGCATTGACTAAAAACAAAACACTCAAAGGATATCTCAACGTTGTTGAAGATGTCAGAATTGAGAAAGCAATCAAAAACAAATTCCAAGGATTGAGAAAATCTTTCTACACTGCATACAATGAGTTGATGGAAAAAGATTTCTTTGGTCTTAAAGGTAAAGACTTAAACACACTTTCTTGTATTGATAAAATCAACTTGATTACTAAGTGTGGTTCTAGGGTTCAAATTGAGTTGACCGACCAAGAGCAGAAGTTCTTGGACATGGCAGAAGCCTGTGTCACTTGGGAAGACGTTGAAGTTTGTGCTGAAGAAATTTACAACTGGTCAAAAGAAAATGAGACTAGGGATGAGAGTGACGAAGCAATCGTTCCTAAAATGTTTCAACTTGATGATGAAGACCTTGAAGATGAAGACATGGAAGGTGAAGATTCAGATGGTGGTGAAGAGTATGAAGATAATTACGAAGATGGTTCTTCAGACGAAGACGATTCAGAAGATGATGAAGACAAACTTCCCGAAGCACCCGAGTATGGTGAGGGCAACCAAGACATAGAAGGTGACGAAGACGAAGTAGAAGAAGAAGAGAAGTCTGAGAAAAAAACTACTGGAACTTCTAAAGAAGGTGGTGTTGCAAGTCCCGAAGATTACGATGGTGAAAATGGTGCTAGAGAATCTATCACTGAACACCATGCACATAACAACGAAGAAATGTTCCTTGAAGATAGCCCTGCTTGGAGAGAGCAAATCAATCTAAGAGATACTTTCAAGAACAACGATATGGATATTATTATTGGTCACAACCAAGTGTTATCAGACTGGAAAAAATACTTCAACGAGTATGCTAAGAACAACACTTCAAAAGAATTTGAACACAACATGTCAAAAATCCAGTTCACTGCCAAGAAACTTATTGACAAGAACAAGAAGATTGTTGCTCACATGGTTAAAGAATTCGAAATGAAGCAGACTGCACAAAGAAGTGTTAAAGCTTTCAGTGGTAAAACTGGTAAGTTGGATATGAACAAACTTGCAAAGTACCAAATCGTTGATGATGTTTTCAAGAGAGTTACTTACTTGCCTGATGGACAGAATCACGGTCTGAATGTTTTACTTGACTGGAGTGGTTCAATTTCAAACAGTTGTGCTGAGTTACTGGAACAAGCAATTATCCTTTCAGAGTTCTGCAGAAAAGCAAACATCCCTCACAGAGTTTACCTTTTCTCTGATGCATATCAGAGAGGTGAGTGGAGTTCAATGGGTGACGAAGGTTTCCTAGTTGAATTGTTCTCTAACGAAATGAACAACAAGAAGTACAAAGAAATGATGGTGAATGTTGCAGCTCTATGGATGTGTCACTTCCTAGGAAAACTAGGTTGGAGAGGTAGTGAGAAAACTGCAAAGGCTCACAATACATTCTATGACTGGGACAGTGGTTTTGCAATTGACCACATTGACCAACCTTACTTTTGGTTCGATACCGATATCAGACCAATGCAGTATAGACTTGGTGGTACACCACTTGACCATTGTTTGATTGCCTTGAGAAAAATACTTCCCGAGTTCAACAGTGCTTACGGAGTTGAGAAGTCAATCTTAACAGTTATCACAGATGGATTCCCACATGGAAGTCCTTGGTTGAGAAGAGATAGTGATGAAAAGTATGCTTGGTGTAAAGAGCAAGGTATTGACGCTTGGGACGTTCAGACTGTCGAAGAAATCATTGACCCTTTCTCAAACAAAGTATTTGAATACAGTGGTGCAACAAGCCACAGAGGAAGATATTACAACGCTTCTAATTTCAAGAAGACTCAGAACTTATTGTCATGGTTGTCTAAGACTTGTAACGTCACTGTGACTGGTTACTTTGTTTTAGACAAGAAGAGAGATATGGGTGACCTTATGGGATTCACTTCTTTAAAAGATACATGGTGGGATAACGACAGACAAATCTGGGCTGAGATTAGAAAGAATGGATTGGTTGTTGACTGTCACGGCTACAACAAAATGTTTTTGACTGCAACTTCTTCACTTGGTGTTGATGGTTCAGACGAATTAGATGATGATTTGGTTGATGCCAAAAAGTCAAGAGTGTTGGCTGCTTTCAAAAAGAATCAGAAAGCAAAAACAACTTCAAGGTTTTTAACAAATGAGTTTATAAAGGAGATATCATGAGAGACCCATTAAGAGTAGATGAAGCGTATTACATTAGCCACCAAACTGATTATTCAAAGTTTGCAGATGCAGTTATGGATGTTGGGCCTGCCCCATGCACCTTCCACAATTGTTCGAAGATTAATGAATGTAAAACTGAAGAGAAGGAATGTTTTGCATTTAGGATTTGGGTCAATAAAGGTGAGAACTATCTGACTGAGAAAAACAAGAAGGGTTTAATTAAGTGTGTTGAGAAGATGGGAACTAGATTCGAGTCGCTGAAATAGCCTTGACAGTGCCATCGGCTTTTTGATATACTATAAAAGATGAGAAAAGAATTGAAAAACGGAGAGACTATGATAAATTCAATTGATATAAACGGTAAGAAATTCTCTTACACACCCGACAGGGCGGAGTTTTTGGGAGAACTCGTTTCTAAATTCCCTAACCAAACGTCCTTTGGAAGGAAGGAAATCAAAGATGCATTTGATGGATACTTCCCTTCATGGATAAAATCCTCGAAGTATAACTTCAAAGAAGCTCAAGAGACTGGGCCTTTGTTGTACAATCTTCAGGCTGTAATTACTGGATACAATGGTGGGTACTCTGAGTCAGCACCCCAACCTGCTCCAGCACCAGTCGTTGCAATTACTCCACCGAGTAATATGCCAGTGGCTGCACAAACAGAGTCAGTTAATCTACTCGATGATGAAGTTAAAATCATTCCCGAGAAGATGTCTAACTATGTTCCTTTTGGACATTTCAGAGATGTCAAAAATATTATTAAATCCAAAATCTTCTTTCCAGTATTCGTTACTGGTCTGAGTGGTAATGGTAAAACTCTTATGATTGAACAAACTTGTGCTCAATTGAAGAGAGAACTTTACAGAGTCAACATCACCATCGAAACCGATGAAGATGATTTGATGGGTGGCCACACTCTTGTTAATGGTAACGTTGTCTTCAGAGAAGGCCCTGTTATCAAAGCAATGAGAAAAGGTGCTGTCCTTCTTCTTGACGAAGTTGACTTGGGTTCAAACAAGTTGATGTGTCTACAATCAGTTCTTGAAGGTAAAGGATAC